GGATCGTATGCACCGGATGCCCCGCGAAATGTGTTTATCGACGACCACAGGTTTCAAGAGCTATGGCAGCAGAAGTCCCGCTACTACATCGTAGTAGAAGGTCCACAAGTGCCACGGCTGGAACACCTCGTCGGAAAACCGGCATTACACATTGTTGCCGAAAGCGGCGGCAAATTCCTCTTCACCAACCTATAAGAACTTTTTTTGTCCGCCTTTTCAGTAACTTCACGCTCTACGGCTGGCTTGACGGCCGAGTTGCAGTGATAGCGTAAGACTGGGTAGAGGGTTGATTCGCGCGGCTTCGCGGATTCGCGAAGCCGCTTTTTTTGCCGTAAGGGGAAACGGTGGGGACACAGATGGCCAAGTCAAATCAACAGAAGCCGGAGAGTAGCAAAGATAACACGGAGGACACGGAGGTTGACCTGGTGGCGAAGACGGTGAAAGCGTGCGAACAATGCAGCCACTGGGAAGTCATTCGCAATCGAGCACGGATCGCGGAACTACTATCGACTGCAATCAGGAAGCTGAGAGAGCGATTCAAGGCGGACGACTTCAAACCTTCCGTTGCGGACTATCTCAAGCTTATCGAAATGGAGAAAGAGTTAGCAGACGGTACGGAGGACATCAAGGAGATCAGAGTCACATGGGTGGAACCGACGGCGTCCGATTCCGGCAAATAAAGTATGTGCCCTTGCCGTCACAGAAACGGTTCCATGAATCGAAGGCACGCTTCAAAGGGTTTTCCGGACCAATCGGCAGCGGAAAGAGCCAGGCGTTGTGTCAGGAGGCAATCAGGCTTAGCTATCTGAACCCGGGAAGAATGGGGCTCCTAGGAGCGCCCACGTTCCCGATGTTGAGGGACGCGACGCAGGCCACACTGTTCGAAATCCTCGACGGGAACGGGATTCCGTACGACCACAACAAGGGCGAGAACACGCTGGTGATGAAAGAGACGCGGTCGAAGATCGTGTTTCGGGCGGTGGACGAATTCGAGAGACTGCGCGGAACGAATCTCGCGTGGTTCGGCCTCGATGAGCTTACATACACCCAGGAAGAGGCATGGCTCCGGTTGGAAGGACGCCTCCGGGATCCGAAAGCGAAGCGGCTATGTGGTTTTGCCGTATGGACCCCAAAGGGCTATGAGTGGGTATATCGGAAGTTCGTAGTAGATTCCCATGGCGCCTACGTGGCAATTCTGGCGAGCCCGTTCGAAAACCGGTTTCTGCTGGACAGAATACCCGATTATTACGACAGGTTGAAGACCAGCTATGACGAGACCTTCTATATGCAGGAGGCGCTCGGCTCCTACCTTAACCTGACCGGGGGTAAGGTATACAGTTCGTTCTCAAACCACGAACACGTTCGGCAAACGAAGCTCAACCCCAAGGATCCGCTATTGTGGTCGCTCGATTTCAACGTAAACCCAATGTGTTCGATAGTGGCGCAGTCCAGCGGAGGGCATATGTACGTCCTGGATGAGATCGTGTTACGGAATGCTACGACAATGCAAGCCTGCGAGGAGTTTTTGAAACGCTTTGGCGGACATAAGGCAGGCGTGATCGTGTACGGCGATGCATCGGGATATCACCAACAGACAACGGGAACGTCCGATTACGACATTGTGACGGATTACTTCAACGCAACCTCCTTCACGACGCCCGACATCTCGGTGGCCAACAGCAATCCACCAGTCCGGGATCGGATCAACCGTGTGAATGCAACGCTGAAAGCAGCCAGCGGCCAGGTCGGGCTTACGATTGACCCCAAATGCACAGAGTTGATCGAGGATCTGGTGCAGGTGGCCTACAAATCGGATGGCAACACAATCGATAAGGATCGCGACCGACAGAGGACCCACCTTTCGGACGCGTTGGGATATTTGCTGTGCCAACACCGTGGAGGACAGCGGACGGTCGGCCTGCGGGGCTCAGGCCGGCTGCTGTCGAATTAGGGAAGTGTCCCAGTTTTATCGTTACTGGCTGAGGCCCTCCGCTCCCTTACGGTCGCGGCTCCGATCCAGGCGTACGGCAACACAGAAGCAGCGACGTAGTAGTTGCGTGTGTGAGGAATGCGAATGCAAAACATTAATCGGGAACACCCGGAATACGTCGCCCAAAAGGCAATGTGGCGACGATACAAGGACCTATATGCCGGCGGTGAGCAACTACGGCAGCAAGCTGCAGAATACCTGGTGCGCCGCAACAAAGAGCCGAATGAAATCTACCTGGAGCGATTGAACCGCGTGTTCTACCAGAACTATGTCGGATCTATCATCGACTGGTACGCGGCGACATTGATACATCGGGAGCCTGCCCTGCAGGTGGACGGAAGCGATGGCGCGGCAAAGCGATACTACAGCCTACTTGCAGATGATTGCGACTTGAAGGGTACCCGGTTAACCGAGTTCTTCCGGAAGCGGTTCATCGAGGCTCTTGTGTGTGGAAGCAGCTACCTGGTAGTGGACTTCCCGCGGGCAAGCACTCCGGCACTGAACAAGGCTGACGAGGATGCTTCAGGTCGATCGCGAGCATATTTGGTCGATTACGGGGCGGACGAGGTCATCAACTGGAGCTACGACACCAATGGCGGGCTGGATTGGGTTGTGATCAGGACGTCCTGCTTGCAGCAGTCGAAAATCACCGAATCAAAGTGGGAGCAGGAGACGCGGTGGATCTACTATGACCGCAAGGACTTCAAGGTGTTCCGGAAAGCGGGAGAGAGCGGAAGGATTGAAGCGATCGATCAAGGAACCCACGCCTTGGCTTCGCTGGGCCGCGTGCCAGTGTTCCGGCTGAAGGTTACTAAGGGCCTGTGGCTGATGAATAAAGCAGCCCTGCTGCAGCTCGAGCACCTCAATAAGTCTAATGCGCTCGCCTGGGCACTCACGATGGGGCTATTCGCCATGCCAGTGGTCTACTCCGACCGCGAGTGGACACAGATGGTGGGTGAATCGTACTACATCCAACTCGGTCCGCAGGACCGGTTTGGATGGACTGAGCCGGAAGGTAAGGTTTATCAGATCGCTGCCGACAATCTCTTGCAGCTAAAGGACGAGATCTACCGGGTCTGCTACTTACTCAACCAGGCCGGCAGCCGTGGCACAGTACAGTCGGGGCTGAGCAAGCGGTTAGACTTTCAAACGACGGATGAGGTACTCGCGGCTTATGGATGCATGGTGCGGGAATGCATAAAGCAGGTGCTGTGGGCCATAGCCGCAGCAAGACAGGACACCGTCGTACTCGATGTGGCCGGCATGGATGAGTTCGACATCGACGACTTCAGTACCGAGTTGGACGACGCGAAGAAGCTCCTGGATCTTGGAATCGACTCTCCGACATTGAAGAAGCAGATATTCAAGCGGCTCGCAATGCAGTATCTTGCGGACGCGCGCCAACACGTGAAGAATCGGGTGGCCGAGGAGATCGACGGGAACTGACGCGGGTAGACGGGATCAGAAGAGGAGGCATATGGAAGGGATCGATATACAGGCGATTGTAAGGCAGGCGGTGGAGGAGTTCGTCAATCGTGAACAGAAGAAGAGCGAACCCGCGTATAAGGCCGAGTTAGAAGATGAACGGCGGAGACGGGAGGAGCTCGAGCGGAAGTTCAATGACCTGGCGGAGGAAAACAGCCGCACCAAGAAGGAGATGGCGGAAGCGGAACGGAGCTCCGCCATTCGGAGCGAACTACAACGGCTCGGCGTTGCGAAAGTCGAGCTGGCATTCAAGGCTGTGCAGGATGGAATCACGCGAGGTGCGGATGGGCGATTCCTAGCGCGGAGCGAACGCGGCGAGACGCCGCTCAGGGAGTATCTCACAGCGTTCGTGAACGAGAATCCGGAGTTACTACCGGCACGAATCCCCGGAGGAACGGGGATGACGGTCACACAGAAGGCCCCCGCGGGCGGGAGTGACACTATAACTCTCGAGCGCATCCGCCCTGGTATGAGCGCGGAAGAAATGCAGCGGGTACGAGAGGAAATCGTGCGCGTGGCATCACAGACCCTACGCGGTCTGTAACGAACGAGAAGGAGAAATATGGGAGCAATTACTTCGAATAACGTCGCCAGCGCGATTGTGAAGCTGGTGGCGGCGGACGCGTTGCCGACGCTGGTAGGCAACCTAGTGATGGGAAATCTGGTGAACCGGGATTACGAACCGGTGCTGGCACATGCCGGCGACACCGTGAATATCCCGATTCCTCCGACGATGGTAGCTAATAACATCGCGGAGGGCAACACAGTTACCCTACAAAATCCGAGTCTGGGGAATGCGCAGATCGTGCTGAATACGCACGCTGAAGCGACGTTCCAGATTCCGGATGTTACCAAGGTGCTGGCAGTACCCGACCTGCTGAAGGTTTACATGCAACCGGCTGTTGCGGCAATCGCACAGCGGATCGAGAGCGATCTGCTCAATCTCTATGCCGGATTCACGGCGAACACACCGGTTGGAACGGCGGGCACTACCATTACGGAAGCGACAATCGACGCAGCCGAAACGGCGCTGTTCCTGGCAAAGGAACCGCCCACCTCACAGAAATTCATTGTGGTCGACGCGGCCGCTTACTCGGCGTGGCGCCAAATTCCCCGATTCAGCGAATTCCAGACGGCGGGCGATGCCGGCTTGCGCGCAATCGTCGACGGGACGATCGGCAAGGTCAAGGACTTCTTCGTGTTCCGTTCGCAGTTCGTGCAGAAGACGGGAAGCAGCCCGGTGACCACGCACAACCTGGCATTCACGCGGGATGCGATGGGGCTGGTGATCCGGCGACTGCCGCAACCCCTGCCTGGTACGGGAGCGATTGCGGAATACGCGGAGCTCGGGAATTTCGGCATGCGAGTGGTGATGAGCTACCAGCCCAACACACTGGCACAGCAGTTCACGGTCGATGTCCTTTATGGCTGCGGCGTACTGCGGAACTCGGCCGGCGTTCAGGTGACCACCTAGGTTGTCTTCGTTCACCGTGGCGGCTCCGGTCAGACGTACTAGTCTCGCGTCTTGGAAGTCCCTTTACCGCTCCCTTCCGGGACTGTGAATAAATGCGGGGACAATCCTGCCGCGCGTTGCAGCGGAAGGATTTCGAAACGCTACGCCGCAATGTCCCCGGATTTTTTCACAGTCCCTTACGGTCGCGGCTCTGTTATGGAGCCACGCGGTAAAGCCACTTCTGAGACAGCACACTAGCCCGCCGGAGCCGCAGGTCGCGAGGAACGTACAGGGAAGACAAGGAGAGAGCATGGATTTGAGAATTTATTACCAGAAGATTCGGGACAAGCGCGCGGAGATTACAGACGAGTTTCCGATCGTGGTAAGTGAGGAGACGCAGGACGGCGGACAGGGCGGAACTCTGACGGAAGTCAGCAGTGATCTCGCTGCGAAGATGCTTGTGGATGGGACCGCTCACCTGGCGACGGCCGACGAGGCGACGCAGTTCCGGGATAAGCATGCGAAGTTGCGAAAAGCCGCCGAGGATGAGCGTGCGGCGTCAAAGGTGCAGGTGACTCTGATTCCCAAAGAGTTTCTGGAGCAGGTTCGCAGGAAGGGATAACCTATGGCTCTGTTCACGGATGGGCCTCCCGCCAGTGTCGAGGACCTCTCGGCGCAGGATTCACAACTGCTCAGCGTGGCCGCGACGGAAGGAATCGATGTGACACAGAAACTCGCATTGGCGCACGAGGAGTTGGGGCTCGAAATTTACTCTCTGCTCGCGAGGATGAGGAACATCGATCCGCTTCTCTGGACGGCGCCGAAACCGACGCTGGATGTGGTTGCGATAACGCCGCCGCTCAAGTTGTGGCAGGCGTTCCGAGCACTGGAGATGGTGTACGCCGATGCGTTCAACAATCAACTCAATGACCGTTACGCAGGGAAACGCGATCAGTATCACGAGAGAGCGCGGTGGGCATACGACAAGCTGGTGCAGAACGGAATCGGAATCGTGGGATTGCCCGTCGCAAAGGCAAAGACGCCAACCGTAAGTTTAGCAACCGGACAGATCCCCGATGCAACCTACTACGTGACGATGGCGTGGCTCAACCGGTCCGGGGAAGAGGGCGAGAGCGCGCCCCCGGCATTCGCGAACCCGGCTTCGAGTACGTTATTAGTCCAACCAAATGGGTGCGTTCCGGAGAATGCCGTTGGATGGAACATCTACCTTGGGTCGGCGCCGGACTCGATGGTACAGCAGAACGCAGCGGCCATCGGAGTCGGTGAGACGTGGTTACAGCCGAATCGAGTTCAAACGACCGGCCGTAATCCAGGCAGCGGACAAAAGCCGAGTTACATTCAGCCGGTTCCGCGGCTTATCGGGAGGGGCTAAATGGCAGGGCGGATCGGGAGTGCCGGTGCGACGAAGACCATTCAGCGACTTACAGCGAGTACCGGCGTCAACGCCAGTCTCGCCACGCTCACGCTACAGGACACCGCGCCACCGGGTCCGCTAGGCATTGCGCAGGTCCGCGCAGAAAACGTTGCCGCAGACCTGGCGGAGCGAAGTACCGCCGCGCAGTATCCGATGGTACAGGTCTACTGCGAAAAGGTAGCGAACACTCTGACGGAGAAGTTCCAGACATTTTCGGGCAAGGTGCAAATGGTCATCGAGATCCGACACTCGCAGGATCGGCTGGAAGGACTTGAAGCGGCGCTCGAGACTTACGCAGACGCCGTCATGCAAGTCCTGAACGGAAGCCGCGGAGACTGGGGAGACGGGATGTACTACGTCGGCGGTTACCAAGTCGTCTTCAGCCCGGTAAAACATGGGGGCAGGAATTTCGCGCAGTCGGCCAAAGTGACTTTTGACATTGGAGTAGGAGTGAATTAGATGTCCACATATATTTCTTCGAACGCGAATCGGTTCTATACGGCGCTCGAAAGCGCGTACGGAACGATCCCGGCTATTACGGCAACTAACCGAATTCCGGCCCTGAAGCTCGCAGTGAAGCAACAGCTGGAGGTGGTGGACCGGAAAGACAAAACGGGAAGCCGGACGTTCCCAGGGCTGCCGACGGGAGGGCGCCGACGAACGACTTTCGAACTCCGGACGTATCTGACGAGTTGGGCGGCGTCAAGTGGTCCTGCGTATGGGCCGCTGTTCCAAGCAGCGCTGGGCGCTGCACCATCGCAGTTCGCCGGAGGCATTGTGGCATCTTACTCCAATGGAAGGCTGGGATTCGCAGTTGCCCACGGCCTGAGCGCCGGGCAGGCTGTGGCATGCAGCGGCGAGATTCGCTTTGTGGCGGCAGTAGTCGATGCGAATACGGTTCAACTGAACGCACCATTGACGAGCGCACCGGCGAGCGGCGCGACAGCGGGAGCGACGATCACTTACGTCCCCGCAACGGAACTGCCGAGCGTGAGCATCTTCGATTACTGGAGTCCCACAACAGCGGTGCAACGGATTCTGGGCGGCTCGGCAGTGGATGAGATGGCGATCGAAATCAACGGCGATTATCACGAATTTCATTTCAAGGGTCTGGCCCAAGATGTAGTGGACAGTTCGAGCTTCTGGGGAGGTGTGAGCCAGCTTTCGAGCTTTCCAGCAGAGCCGGCGCCCGGCCCGTTCGACTATTCGATTGTCCCCGGAAATCTCGGACAAGCCTGGTTAGGCAGCACTCCAGCACAGTTCTTTACAATCACCAACGCATCGGTGACGCTGAAAAACAGTCTGGACGCGAGAATGCACGAGTTCGGATCGAGCCTGCCGCAAGCGATTTCACCTGGTGAGCGTTCCGTGGAAGCTACGTTCCAGCTCTACAGCCGGGACGACAATGCGACCGCCGGTCTCTATCAGGCAGCGCGGCAGCAATCGCCGATCAATGTAATGTTCCAGCTCGGCGAGGCGGCTAGTCAAATGATGGGAGTCTACCTGAAGAGCGTAATTCCAGTGGTACCCGAGTTCGATGACGGCAAGAACCGGCTGCAGTGGCAGTTTAAGGCCTCGCGTGCGCAGGGAACCGTTGACGACGAGATCGCGGTTGCATTTGGATAAACGAGATTGGCGGCGCCACAACTAAATGACATACGAGAGCGAGGTTAGTGTTGAATCGGAAATTGCCAGCGGAGTGACTTACACCGTGGCGAAGGTATCGTTCGAGCGGCGGCTCGAACTGATGCGGAGAATTCGAGAACTGGCGAAGCGGATGGAGTTCCTCGAAGCGGGACAGGAACCCGGAGGTAAAATGGACGCCGCGCTACTTAGAACGGAGATTGATCGGATCTGGCTGATGTGGGGCCTACGGGCAATATCCGGGCTGGAAATCGACGGAAATGCGGCAACCCCCGAATTGCTTGCTAACGCCGGCCCCGAGGACCTGTTTCATGAGGCACTCACGACCGTCCGGGCACAGGCCGGCTTGAGCAGCGCTGAACGAAAAAACTGATTGTCGCCTTCCAGTTCTATTTTTCCAACCAGACCGGGTGGAAGTGCGACGCGTGCCGAAAATCCGGCCTCGAAAAGCGGCGGCGCTGCGGACGCGTAACGGGCGAGTATGACGAAAGCGGTCCGCCGGTTTGGGCGCGTGGCGGACTGCTCTTGTGGCAGTGCCCAAGATCGTTTGTGACAACCGAGAGCGAGATCTTCGTCGAGGAGTTCCTGATGCGACATCGCCTTGGCTGGTTCGATGTTCGGAGCCTTAGCGCGCGCCAGGTGGAGGCATTCGTAGTGCTGGAGAACGAGTTCCGGCGGGGGAGACAGGATGGCCAGCAGAACGCAAGAAGAAATTCTCAGGCGATTTGAAAAGGCGTCGTGGAGTCAGAGAGTGAGCGGCGGCTGGGAGGGGGATTCGAGCGGGCCGAATTCCAATGAAATCCACGTAATGACGGCGCCGAACACGATAACCACGGCCGTCAGCATGGCTGGATCAATGACCGGAAGTCAGGCCGCCGCGACACCAACGGGACAGAGTGTACAGGGCGGAACGAAGACGGAACAGCAGGATGGGGGCGGGAGTACGGTCGGAGATGTCATTAAAAACGTTTTCGAAGGTGGTTTGGGCGTAGTCCCGCTACTCAGCAGCTTGTTCGGTCTGTTCGGAGGAGGCTCCGAACAACCGGCTCCTCTACTGAAGTATCAAATGCCTTCCAGTATCTCCTTTATGAGTGCTGACACGGGCAGCGGACTAACAGCAGCGGATTACGACCAGTTGGGATCGCCACGAGTATACGACTCTTCCTATGTGGATGAGCCAGTGAGCCGAGGCAGCTCATCAGGTGGCACACCAACGGATGCTGGCATGGGTAATAGCACAAGAGGTGTTGGGCCGGGCGCGACCGCTCCGCAGATTACTGTGAATGTTCAGGCGATGGATGCGCAATCATTCGCAGATCGAAGCAGCGATATTGCGCTAGCGGTCAGGAGCGCGATGTTGAATCTCAGCTCGATCAACGATGTGGTTAACGAACTCTGATGGCTATATTTCCAACTCTGAAGACGAAAGCGGTGGCGCAATACCCGGCGTCAAGAGCAATTCGATTCGAACATCAGGCGCTGCGGTTTGTGGATGGCGCCGAACAACGGTATCGAGGTTCGGCAGGGCCACTGCACTCCTGGACGATCCGGCTAAACGAACTAGATGAAACGGAAATGGCGGCAATCGAGGACTTCTTTGCCTCAAACCAGGGACGTTTCGGGAATTTTCTGTTTGTCGATCCGTGGGACGGACATACATATCCGAATTGCAGCATCTCGAAGGACGAGATTGAAACGATCGCCTCAGGGGAGATGCGCGGGAAGACGAGTCTGACGGTGATTGAGAATCGCGGTTAAAACCATGAAAGTGTTTCCACAGCTCGGCACCGGTGCAATCAGCCAGTTTCCAGTCGTGAAACACCGCCGGTTAAGAACAGTAGTGAATCGAGCAGCGGACGGCAGCTCCATAAAACTGGCCGATCCGGCCGGCGGCTACATCGAGTGGGTACTGGAGTTCAGGGGCCTTGACGATACGGAGATCGCGACGCTTCAGGAATTCTACACCGATGTGGAAGGAGAACTGACCGGATTCACATTCGTCGATCCAAACGGGAATCTGCTCGCACGGACGGAAGAACTCAATGATGTGATTTGGCAGGCCGATCCACTGCTGACGCTAACAGGGGGGGTTGCTGATCCGTCAGGCGGCACCAGCGCCTGGCACGCGGCGAATTCGGGCCAAGCCCCGCAATGCGTGATTCAAACTCTGAATGCGCCGGCGGGATACATTTATTCGTTTAGTGTCTACGCCAAGGCAGCAGAAGCAACCGGGCTAACGCTACTTGTGGCAGGTCAGCGGACCGCTCGGACGGCCACGACGGGATGGACACGGTTTGTACTCACCGCGGCGGGGGATCCCACAGCCAACTCGGTCGCTTTCGGACTGGAGATTCCGGCGAGCAGTGCGGTTGATGTTTTCGGTCCGCAGGTGGAAGCGCAGCCAGCAGCGTCCGCTTATAAACGGGGCGTGGCCGGCGGCGTATATGAGGGAGCCCGATTTCGCGACAACGAGTTCATGTACACCACGACGGATGTCAATCGGCACGCGACAACGGTGAGTATCTTCTATGCAGACCATTTGTGAGCTGAAGGAACAAGCCGTCACGGACACGCCGCTGGTCCTGTTCGACTGCACAATGTCGAACGGAAACTCGGAACACTGGAGCACTCACGGGATAACCGTTAACGGGGTGGGGTATTCGCCGCGGGTCATCCAACACAGCGCCTTCGATTTACAAACGGCCTCCGACCAAGGCGTCGACGGAAGCCCAACGATTTCGATTCTGTTGGCGAATGCGGATTCTCATTTTTCCGAGATCGAGCGTGCCACAGGCTGGAAAGGTGCACGACTGACCGTGTCGTTTCTGTTCTACGATCTGCGCAACAGTGTCCCTCTTAGCGAGACAGCGGTGGTCTTTCAGGGGATTTGTAATCCCCCGGTCCAGATCAAGGAGGCCACATTCCGGCTGAGTGCGACTAATCGGATGAACCTGCAGCGGCTGCTGCTCCCGGAAGTTCGTATTCAGAGGCGCTGCCCGTGGACCTTTCCTGCGACTGCCGATCAACGGCAGGAGGCCGTGAACGGCGGATCGAACGGGAGGTATTCGCGGTTCTATCGCTGCGGATACTCCGCAGGAGTGACGGGCGGCAAGGGGGATCTGAACGGAGGCACGCCTTTCACAGATTGCAGCTACACGCGCGGCGATTGCCAGGCACGAGGAATGACGACACGGTTCGGCGGTTTGGAATTCGTGCCATCCGCGATCGCCGTGCGGAGTTACGGAAAGAACTGGTCCACGTCTGCGGTATCCGTCAACCAAGCTCGTTACAACGATTACGTTCCGATGGTGTATGGAACGGCGTGGTACGAACCACTGGTGACATTCGCGCGGAATGACGGCAATCTGACACGGATGGAAGTGCTGCTGGGAATCGGGGCGATTCAGGGCGTCGTTACCGTTCTGGTGAATGATATCCAGATTCCGCTCGGGGTCAGCGGCAAGAACATGACGGGTACGGGATGGTACAACGTGATCACGCTGGGATCCCGCGACGGCGCCTTCGATCCTAACTTTCTGGACTCAAGCGGCCAGCCAGCAGGCGATCCCTACGGGAGCATGGCGTACCTCTCGGTCGTCGTTCCAAATCAGATTAACGACGGAAATTCGCTGCCTACCGTGAAGGTCCTCGTCCAAGGATTGCTCATCCCTGTTTACGATGCGGACGGCGGGTATATAGGAGATCAGTTCAGCGGTAATCCTGCATGGATTCTTCTGGACGTACTGCGACGCAGCGGATGGGCGCTGTCGGAAATAGACGTGAAGAGCTTTGCAGGGGCCGCAGGATATTGCGCCGAGCAAATCACGACTGTCGATTTGAATGGCAATGCGATTAGTATTCCCAGGTTCGAGTGTAATCTGGTTCTGGAGAAACGGCGAAGCGCCGGAGATGTAGTGCGCGGTATTCGGAACTGCGCGAGGCTATTTCTGACCTATGGGGCAGGCGGTATTCTGCAACTTGCCGTAGAGAATAGCATCGGGCTGCAGCAGCCGAACCAAGTGACATGGTCAAACAGTACCCAACAACTGAATGGCGGTTGGCCCAGTTACGAATTCGGCGATGGAACGACAGGACTTTCAGGCATCCTACGACGCTCAAATGGTGAACCAAGTGTAACACTATGGTCGCGGAGCATCTCGGATACGCCGAATTGTATGACTGTGGAGTTCCAGGATGCATTGAACGGATACCAGCAGGACAGCTACACGGTCGTGGATCCGAACGATATCGCGGTAGCGGGGCAGCAGGTCAGCACAAACCTGATGGCGCTCGGGCTGCCTAACTACGATCAAGCTGCACGAATTCTGAAGTTCAACCTGGATCGGACGGTCCGCGGCAACACCTATATCGAGTTCGAAACGAGCGTAAGAGCATTTGGCATCCGGCCGGGCGACTTGATCGCTGTTACATACCAGAAAGAGGGCCTCAATCGGCAGCCGTTCCGGGTCCTCAAAATCTCTCCGGCAACCAATTACCGAACTGCGACAATCACTGGTCAACTACATGACGACTTATGGTATGCCGACTCGAACGGCCAGACGGCGTCGGCCCCAGTCTCGAACCAACAGGCTAAAGCAGGGGTAGGGATTCCGCGGCCACTAACCGGCAGCGTGGTCGATGCGAATGGGAATGTATACTTCGGCGTCGTCGAAAGCGACATGACTGCGAGCGACGGCACCGTTCAGACAAGCCTGTCCGTGAGTTTTGTCACTCCGAACACAAGTGCGGGACTCGCGCCAGGAACGCCACTGATCAACATGGCGGTATCCGTCGGTCAGGGTGGCACGCTCAAAGGCGGCGAGGTATTCTATTACGCCGTCTCTGCCGCGGATCAAGCAGGAAATGAAAGCTCCCTATCGTTTATCGCCACGGCTGTAATCCAAAAGGACGGCAGTTCGGCGACCCTATCCGGATTGAGCTTCACGGCAGATACGACGCAATTCAATGTTTACCGCGGCACAAGCCCCGCGAATTTGTTACAGATCGCTTCGAATCAAGCGTTGGCTAATCAGTTCACCGATTCCGGGTTACTTCCCCAAACAATTGCCCCACCGGATTCGAATTTCGATCACGCCAATTTTTATTGGCGGCTCGAGAGCGTTCCGGAAGTTTCAACCACAATTCACTCCACGACGACGGTCGGAAACAGCGGGCTTAACCTGACCATGAATACGTATCGAGGACTGACCGTGCGGATCACTCGGGGAGCCGGGGCAGGACAAGAGCGAGTCATCGCATCGAATACGGCGACTACGGTGACAGTATCCCCGGCGTGGACCGTAGAACCAGATGCAACCAGTTTCTTTGCCATCGCGGAGTCCGGTTGGCATTTCGGAGCGGTCGCTAAGAGCAGCCCGGTGGAATTTACCATTCCGAATCTCGGAGGTGAGATCGTTGAAGTCACCGGGCGGGCTGCTAACGCGAATGACGTTGAGTGTTCACCGGTGCTCTCGCCGGTAACAGCATGGCAGATCGGCGGGTCGGGACAGAGCGACACCGACGTACCGCCGGCGCCCGTGTTCGCCTTAGGAATCGGCAAAACTGCGGGGACGATTGAGCTGAGCAGCATTTCCTTTTCCGATTTGGCAAACACACGCACCGTTTCCGCCGGAACACTCGCACTATACTATTGGGATGAACTGCAGGGTCAAACCGGCATTACGAACATAACGGCCCTGGTGGACACTGATCAAACCATCTCACTTAGCGCGGCAGGCACCGCCCAGCCGGGGAACTTCATCCAAATCGACGGCGAGGTCATGGAGGTGAGCGCCACGTCACCTGACCAGAAGCAATACACGGTCAGCAGGGGCGCGCTGGGTACCACCGCAGGGTCACACACAGCGCAGCGCCCCCTATACCATCTTGCCTGTAAAACCGTGATCGCTCCATTTCCCCCGGGGTTTTTCGGAAGTCCGTATAGCGGAACCTGGAGCTATGCGATTGAGATACCCGATGTCAGGATCGCGGGCGGAACACTGTATTTGACAAACCGAAAGGGTAACGGCGTCCCAGCTTCGATCGGATTGACACATTCTCTTGCCAGTGGACTCCGAACGCTTTCAGGCGGACAATATTCGATTCAGGTAAGCGGATTCCTAGCGGTGGATCAGTCTGCCGCTCCTGCTCTGGTGACGGAGGCAGCTCACGCCGTCCGAGATATCTTTGCGGTGCTAGGCACCGCTGCCGACGGCCCCGTAGAGCTACAGCTTAGTCTCAACGGGAATCCTTACTGCACTCTGCAGTTCGCCACAAGCGCAATTACATCGAACAGCGTCGATGGTTCAACGCTGCTTCCTCTGCCGACCAATGCACAGATTACCCTTTCTGTGATTTCCGTCGGCCAGAACTGTCCCGGTGCTGATCTCACCCTCATTATCCGCCTCTAATGGAAGACCTACTTACAAAGCTTCGGCCTGACCGTGATTTGCAATGCTATTTCTATCAGCCCTCGGCCATCGCCGCAATCAGCGGCGCCACGCCCGATGCGTTTACCCTGTCCGGTTGTTGGCGGCAGCAGTTCGACTGGGCCGTAGTCGAGTGGAACCGGGACAATGTCTTCGAGCATCCCACGATACGCAATCTACCTGATGGCGACTTGAGCGGCCTCCACCTCTCATACCAGGAGACCAGGACTAACTGTATCCCGATCGATTCAACACTATATCCGACAGTAGACTGGCCATACCTGAGGATCTGGGCGGAATCGGACGGTAAGGAGCACGTTTATAAGGTCCCGCTCCTGAACTACGCCGAACCTCTGTCGGACTATTCGGCCGCCACGGCAACATTTGAACTGCAGGGCAATATTTCCGCAGGGGATTACATCGAGCTCGCTTGGGTGGATCAACACTTCAACTATCAGCTCGCATCGGGCGATACGCTGGAAACAGCTGTAGCTGCACTAGCTAATATTATTACCAGCAACAAGTCTACTGGCCTGGTGACCGCCATTTCCGCGGGGCAGAGCATCACGTTGACCTACTTGGTAATGCCGGGATCAAACGGAAATCGCATTGGGGCATATGGAACAATACAAGGTGTAGGTACGGAAGTCTGGGCTCCGGCTGCGGCCGTGTTCAGTGAGGGCACCAGCCCAGCTACCTGGCAGATAGCATTAGATTTCAGCAATCTGAACGATGTTACTGGGACGAAGGTACCGGCCAAAAGCGTTCGGAAGTTGCGGTGGACATGGGCGGCCAACCTGACCGCCGGAACTTTTCAGCGATGCGAGTTCTCGGCCGCCATCGCCGCCTGGACAGTAACGGGTACGAACCTGCAATATAGCGTAGCCGGTCAGGGCAGCAGGCGTGTGGAAGACACAGATACAACTATCGCCTACACAGGCCAGTGGTCTCAGGAGCGCGGGAATTACTCGGGCGGAAACATTCACTGGACGACCGTGCTTAGGAACGCAGTGGAGTGCACATACGCGAGTGTATCAGCACATTCTCTTTACCTTGGGACACGGTACCTAGAGAACGGCTCCACAATCGGCATCAGCGTCGATGGCGCAACACCAATACCCTTCGACCTGAACAAGCCCGGTGAAGACGTTCTGGTCCGCCTACCGATTGGATCGTTTGCGGCCGGCGCGGCGCACCACGTCATCGTTACCCATACAGGTGGAACAGGAGCGGCGTTCTATTTCGATTTCTTTGAAATCGCCGTGCCCACAACGGCCCTGCCAACGTTTGACGCCGTCAATCGAACAACCCTCGCGACAGACTGGGATACGGCTCACTCACAAGTGTTGGCGCCGGAACGAACGGCGTGGTTGGTCGATAAGCTGGGATTTGTGGGACGCGCCAATCACTACGCCGGGTGTCTTTGGTTTTATGAATTGAGCAATTTCGAACAAAGCTATGCCACGGGGAGCATCGTGTTTTCGGGAACACCGGAGTTCGGGAAGACGACGTCGATCTCGCTCGATTCGACGGAACTCGATCATCTGAATCTCGTTGGGGACACCGCAGAGAGCATCGCAAAATGTTTCGAGTTGCTGATCAATGGCGGAGTAACTGGCGTGTGGGCGCACGCAAATGGCGCAACCGTGCATCTCACAGCTCGGACGATGGGAGTGGCAGGAAATGGAATCCGGGTCGACGCCGCGACTAACAGTACCCAGTTTTCGGTACAGGTCGCAAATTCCTATCTCGTCGGCGGCATCGATGGAAAATGGGTGACGGATCTCACTGCCGTTCCACGCATCAACCGCGCGGCGCGCGACTGGAGTTCGAGTTTCTTTCAGGCTCTGAAGGGATATGGAATCCCCGCTGCGGTCTCGTTCAGTATGGAGCTTGGGAACGGTGACGATTCGCCTGCAACCGGTATTGCGCAGCGATACCCTAACGGATCGCCCGTCTGGCTTAACACACCTTCTCTTCAGACGAACTTCGGGCCGCAGAGCACCGCGTTCTGGACTCAAGTGTACCTGGATATGGCCGCATTGATGAACGCAGCCGGGCTGCCGGTCTATCTGCAATTCGGCGAGATACAGTGGTGGTACTTCTGCCCACCCACCGATCCAATACACGGCGACTGGAGTCCCACAAAGAACGGAGGCATGCCGTTCTATGACACCTTCACGACTGCTACGTTCCAGGCGAAGTTTGGCGCTGCGATGCACGTATTCATGGACCCCTCGGACGATCCTACTCAGTACCGGAATGAAAGTGCTTTCCTGCCAGAACTAATCGGCAGTTTCACCAAGACGGTCGCGGATGCCGTTCGGACGGTTTATCCGACCGCCGAGTTCGAGGTCCTGTATCCGCCGGACGTCAACAATGCGCGCCTCACGCAGGTAATCAATCTTCCGGCGAAAGATTGGGGACCGGCAAATATTGCGTGTTTGAAGACTGAAAATTTTACTTATACAGGCGACCGCGATCTGAACTCCGCGCGGCAATCCGTAGACCTCCCGACGACGCTGGGATTTCCGGCATCTCAATCCAGCCATTTGATCGGCATCGGAGATTACACCACACCTTGGCTGAAGGAGTGGAGTATTGCCATGTCGGCGGGCCTGGAATCAGTTGTCTTGTTCGCGCTTGACCAATTCTGTCTTATTGGTTATCCGCTGCCGATGGAGCCAGGCAGCGCACGATCCGGCTACATGGGCGGATAACCCTTCAGTCGAAAGCAAGGTCCTTTTCGAGAGCGAGATAGACACAGCCCACCACTATAAGGAACATCGTAAGAACTTCGCTGTCGCCGAGGTTGTATTCGACCAGTCCTTCGGCAAGTATGGCCAAGATGATAGCGATGCCGCCATGAAGGAGAAAGCGGCGATTGCTTCGACCGGGCGGCAGTAAACGAAGACCGCGCCAGGAGTCTACGACCATCTGCCCTAGAAGCCACATCATCACCAGCATCGTCGGAATGCCGCGTTCGGCAGCGTATTGGAGATAGATGTTGTGCAAATGACCATACCAACCCGCCGGCAACGGCCGTGGAGTATCAGGAGGCACCCACTTATCGAACTGGTAATGCGGGCCTTCCGGACCCAGCCCGAGCCAAGGGTGAGCCTCTATCATGCGAATACCAGTTCGCCAGGTAACGAGGCGAAATGCGTTCGAATCCGATTGCCGCGGACGAATCAATGAGCCGAAGCGCTCTCGAATCGCAGGAGGCGATATCAGGAACGCAATAAGAATAACCGCCGGCACCAAGAAGACAAATTTGGGCTTCCATTGCCAGACGAGGTATAACGCCGCCACGGCGGTCGCGATCCACACACCACGTGTTTCAGCCAACAGCACTGCAACGCTCATTAATATCGCACACAGCACCCATATCCACATACGCTTTCGGGCGGCAGGAGCGAAGAACAGGAAAGATGCGAGCATGAGGAGCGCAAACATCTGCTCAGCTGAGAAAGTATTCCAGTGGCTGGTAAATCCCGTGATTCGTTCGGCCACGTAATAATCGTAGGCATTGATTCCCATCTGATGGGCTTGCCGAATCTTGCCGGCAAACTGAACGATCCCCCGGAGGGCATCGATGCTGCCAAATCCCGCCCAAACGAGAAACAGCCACCGTACGGCAGCGACGTCGCGCAGGCACGAGAAGACGATTACAAGCTGACAAAACACGTAGAATTTGCGGATCTGCGGCAGTCCGGCCGCGATGCTGCCCGAAAAAGCCCATGAAATGAGCGTGCCCAAGATAAACAACGCGAGCAGCCACTTGATACGAGGGATGCGGATGGGATCGCCGGAGAAGAATAGGGCGGCCAAAGCCAGGCCAAGCAGGATTTGCGAAATCGCTATCGAGAACAGGATGGCCGCAGCGGAAGCAAAAGTGAGCCAAAGCGCGGCACGCGAAAGAAACGGTCGAGAGCTACTCATCGGGGGCAGACCTTCAGTATGGCATGCCCCCAACCGATTCTCGCGCTACTGCTGTGCGACGAAGTTTAACGTGACACGTGTGTCGTTCTGGACGGGAGCACCGTTCAACAGAGTGGGGCGGTAGCGCCACTGCATGACTGCGTCCTCGGCAGCCTTGACGAGCAGCGGATGTCCTCTCACTACTTTGACTGCTTTGACGGTTCCGTCCGTCCCGATCGTGGCGATCAGTTCCACGGTTCCCTTTGCTCCCATTTGTCGTGCGAGCAGCGGATATTCCGGTTCTTTGCGCGAGATGAGTTGGGCAGCCTGGATCTGGCCGCCCGATGCCGCGGACGTATTGGTCGATTTCGCGGTCGCGGGTGTCGGTGTGGTGCGGGCCGGTGCAGGAACGGCAGGCGCGGGCTGACCAGCAGGTGGTGGCGCTGCAGGAGCAGACGGCAGCGAAGCAAAGGGCAGCGAGCCGTCTGCGTTTACTTTCGGGGCCACCAACGCGCCAGGCGCAGGGCTTGGAACGTCAGCCAGTTCCGTGGGCCGAGCCGGTCTCAAGCGCTGGCCGAGGGACGAAGCATCGAAAGGTTTCACGGGCGCGTTGGCCGACGGCTTAGGCTGCTCGGCCACGACCTCGGGCTGCTTGGCATCGGGGATCTGAGCTTGCGGGCTCTGGGGGTTTGGAGCCGGTTGGCCTGAATTCGTATTCTTTGCACTCTTAGCGTCCTGGCCGTCGTTGGGCATCGGCGAGGGGCGAGTACGGAGCAGCCGAAGTGGATCGGTTACGATGCGGGTATTGTCTTTCGCGACGACTTCCATCTGGAAGCTGACATCGCCGCCGAGCGGTGAATAAACGATGCTCCCCGTGCGAAGCTGAGACAAGTCCATCTCATAGTTCTCGTGACGCTCGCCATCGGAGATCGTGAGCGTCGCGTGTGATGCGTTGCGAATGGCTGCCGCATCGCGATTCCAGGTCAGCAGAAGATCGGTGCCGGTATGCTCCACGTGAAGCGTTAACGGCGACGAATCCACGTTGGTAGCCGTAACGCCACGCTGTGCCCGGTGGAGGAATCCGGGGTATACGAACAGAAGCACGAAAACGAGTATCGCCGCAGCCAGAAGACCAGTAAACATCGGCACCTTACTGGACGACTTCGCACTTTCTGCAAGCGCTTCGGGGACAGCAGGTGCTTTCGCCTCGGGGCTCTTCGCCGCTTCCACCTTGGCCGGTTCCGGTTTCGGAGGCTCAATTTTCGGGGGCTCGATTTTCGCGGGCTCCGACTTTGCAGGTGCTGCCTTCGGTACGTCAGCCTTCGCTACTTCGGATTTGGCAGCAGGAGTCGCCTCTTTCGGTTTAGCAGATGGCGC